TGATACTGTTCTGAATATCGCTCTCTTTCATAATTGCTCGCTTATTTTAATTAAACGAGGCGCCGTTTCACTATTTTCTGTTTTTTTCAAATAACTAGGATAGCTGTAGTTTTTTAAAGTAGAACATGTATACATTGTGTATCTAGCTATTTGTCTTAATGTTCCGACCATGATAAGTTCAGTCCCTGTATAAAATTCATAAATTTGAAACATAGGTTTTTCGTTCGTTAATTTTCTTAATAGCTTCAAATCTTCGTTTATCTTTTCGATTAAAGTTTCATTCTCCATTTCTTTCCACCTCACTCATTTTTTAAAATAACGGAAGGGTTTTAAAACCCTTCCAATCCCTTGTGGCTCTTAGGCTCAAGCTAGTTTTTTATACCTATTTTGGAAGGGTTCTAACAAAATCTGAAACTCTTCTACAGTTTTTATTTATCTTTTTTCTTTTTCCTCTTTATCCTTTTAACCCTTCCAACCCTTCCAAAAGAAAGAATATAGTAATAGAAAGATAGATATACCAAGGGTTTGAGTATTGGAAGGGTTTGAGTCCAAACCCTTTCAAAACCCTTCCGTTATTCTTAAAACCCTTCCGTTATGACGTTTTTACTTACAAAATTAGTAAACTAAAAAATATTTTTCATAGTCCAATAGTCTGTATTTCTGAAAATTCAGTTTGCATGTCTAATATTCTGAAAATTAAGTTTTAATCATGATTTTAGTTAAGATTTAATCTAATTGCTTCATTATTAAATTCTCTTTTTAACTCGACACCAACGTAATAAATACCATTGCTTGATATTTTTTGGAACTTATTACTTAACTCTTTTCCAAATCTCGTACTACTCATTATGTGTTGATTATTTTCTTTCGCCCACGATGCATAGACTCGATATAAATCAGACGATTTCTCTCTCTCTCCACTCTTGCGAACGCAACAATCATCTACAAAACATTCAGTGACATCCATCTCTTTTCGATATTCACCTCGCTGTAACTTTATACATTCCGGCTCTTGTAACCCACTTTCACGCCATAAGAGGTAACCTTCTGATATCCAATTTAAAATAGCTTTCATTTCACGCTTTAATTTACTAGTGAGACGCTTGTCCACCTTATCGAGTGGTATTTGTACGGTAAACGGTATAATCGCTAATCTGCGCCATATGCCGTCGTCTGTACCCCTAATGATTGGCTTGTGGTTCGTTGCCATCCACAATTTAAATTCGGGATTAAAATCGAATTCATCACCGTATAAAAATCTAGCTGTTACTTTATCACCACCTGTTAACTGTTTAACTAATCCCTCGTCAAATCTGACACCATCATTAGGCTCTGTGGATGTAACAAAACGTGCGCCACTTAATCTAGCGATATCTGAATTAGCGCCGCTCGTCTGTTGTTTAACCATGATCGTCTGGGGCTGGATATTAATCGAGTAATTGCCAAATATCTCAGTGATAATGTCTAAAAATACTGATTTACCGTTTCTGCCGTTGCCATGAAGGATAAACATGATCTGTTCCTCTGTGGAGCCAGAGAGAGAATATCCTACTGCCCTCTGAATATAATTAATTAACGATTTATCACCATCAAATATTGTGTCTAGGAAGTCCATCCACATAGGGCAATCTGATTTATCTGTGTACTCGACGTTTGATATTTTCGTAAAGAATTTACTCTTATCATGGTCTTTTAAAATACCTGTTGTTAAATCTAAGTAACCGTTTTGGACATTAAATAAATTTTTATCTGAGTCAAACTCTTCTGGCTTAATTGATAGTAGATGTTCAGTTTCTTTCAACATACTTGTTTTTCCTCTACTGCTTCTGGTAGCTTTCACATGCTTGTCAAAAGCCTTTTTCATCATTTCTTCGTTACCGTCTTTAGGCACATAAACCGTTTCATCTTTCATTTTTTCAATCGTTTTATCAGCTAAACTTTTAATTTTACCCTCTTGATCGATCGCCCATCGTTTACCGTTGTAGTAATACCAACCTTTACGGATATAACTGTACCTAACAGCATCACCATAGTTATTTTCAAAACGTTGGGCGTTTCCAGTATCATCATAACTGAAGTATTTCTTTGTAATTTTTTTAACGTTATCATCTAGTAAATAAAGATTAAATTCCTCATCTCGCTCTCTAGGTGTAAAAACATTCATACAGTCGTTTATCGCTTTGTTTAACGTTTCTGCGCCATACGTTGAATTATTTTGTTTTCTGTCGTATTTATCGCGATACAATGAAGAGCTTCTAAAAATACTATCCATCTTATTAAAATCTCTGTTACTCCAAAACGCTAAATCGTTTGCAAAAGCCATATCAGCTTCTGATTGAGAAGTATAAAATTGGCTCCAATCACCGTTTAAAAGTACCTCGAACCTCATACCGTTTTTACTGTTAGAAGCTATACGGATAATCTCTTCAACAGATAAATCACTTCCTGGTAAACTGTCAGACGGTATATTTTTTACAGACACATCACCGCTATTAATATATTTACTGTGGAGGAAGTTAATCTTGCCGTAATCGCTATCATCAGAGATATTTGTGTAACTACCTATGATATTATCGCTAACCACGAAGAAGCGACCTTCCGAATACATTTCAACCTTACCCTTTCGCCTACCACCCTCCGGCAATATTCCCTTTGAGATAATGTGAATACCATTTCCACTTACGGATATCTCTGCATAACTACCCATCATTTCAATAAATTCAGAAACGATATTATTCTCATGATCGTTATTTTTATAACGTTTAATATCTGTTGGTACATCGTCAATATCTATCCCAAAATATGGATATTTAAAGTAAATACCTATTCCGTTACACCTAAATTTATTGATAGCATTTAGCGCTGTATCAAAATCAGACCATGTTGACTCGTCATTCGATTTACCAGGATTTCCGGTATTTGCATCGATTGGTATCTTTGTTAGTTTTTCGCCACGTTTTTGAAGCTTAAAGCAGCACCAGTGTTTTAGATTTTTTAATTCTTGCGGGACGTTGTCGTACATGTTTCACCTACTTTGTTTGTTAATGTGGTCGGAATTTTCGTTAATTATCGTAAACTTCGATAATCTTATATCTACCGTTTAATGCGACTGATTCCGCACCTTCAACAATAACCGCATTAAGAATATCTATAATGCTGTCATTTTTTAATCTTTCTTCAAAATCACCAGTTATTTCAACTTCCAACAATAGTTTCACACGCTCACCCCACTCTCATTTCAAAAATAATAGAGGGAAATAAATCCCTCATTTAATTAATTTACCAAGGCATATCATCGTCGCTGATAACGGTCGGTTCTCCATTATTCGCAAATGGATCATTACCAAAACGCGAGTCATTCGTATTCGCTTCATTACCAGCAACTTTAAATGTATGATTTAGGTTTGGAAACTTCGTCTTATTAAAATACTTAACATTCGTGTTCGTATAAGTTTTACCGTTATACTCCGACTCTTCATTTTTAATATTTACAACAGCCATTTTTCTGACATAATCACTAAGCAAATCGTCAAGCGATTTATAACTCTTGCCGTTCTGCAACTGGCACGCTTTCCCAATCGTATTAAATGTTTTCATGTTATATTTTCCGTCAGCTTTTGCTTTCCAAACTTTATGAAATACATGCTGATTTTTACTTGGTTGGTCAATATCATTACGAACGATTAAATCAAACTCAATGTATTCAGCTCCGTTTGGTGTAGCATTTTCACCGCAACTATTAACAACCACCTCGTAATCACCGTCAGCAATACTCCCTGTGCCTTCATAAACATCCGTAAAATCTAAGTTAAAACCTGCCATAATAATCATCCTTTTCTGTTTTTAATTTATAAAACCTAATAACTTCCCTTGATGAAATGCCCACCCATTAGGTTTTTTATACCCTCGATTTTTACCTAATTCGATTAATTCACTCATGCTCTTACAGTCTCTCGGCTCTCTGAAATCTAATTTAATATCAATATCAGCCTTCGTAATTTCCTGCAATTCTGCATCTTTATCAATCTCATAATCTTTAATTTGTTTAACCTCTGGCTTATGGCCACACTCTGGACATTCAGTTCTCAGCGACGGATATACTGCAAAACAATTCATACATGATTTTATTTTAATTTCAGCATCACCACTTGATTTTTTACCACCGTTTAAACTCCATTGTCTTTCAGTGTCTGGTAAACCGTGCCTGTGCGCATTACCTACGTGGTCGATAATAATAGATGTCTTACCAGGCTTAAACCTCATACCCCTCATACTCTGCTGTATAAATAATGATAGTGACTGAGTAGGTCTAAGCATGATTACTGTGGAGCAGTCAGGTACATCTACTCCTTCACCTAAAAGATCACAATTTGCAATTATTTTTATGTCACCATTTCTAAATTTCGTTATCATTTCGTCTCGCTCATTTTTGTTTGTTTTTCCATCTAAATGAACGGCTTTTATATCGTTACTTCTAAACACTTCAGCGACCTCTTTACTAGCTGCAACATTGTGACAATAAACAATAGCTTGCTCTCCATCAGCTAATTTTTTATAATGTTTTACCACGTCCCCGTAAATCGTTTTACTATCCATTGCTTTATCAATAGATCCGCTCGAAAACTCTTGTAAACTACTAATCTTTAGTAACTCCGTATCTATCAATTTAGGAGCGTAATATTTATACGGAGATAAAAAGTTGTTATCGATTAGCCATTCGGCGCTCACTTCCTCTATTAAAATGTCGTTTACATCACCCAAGCCTGATCCATTTAATCGGATTGGTGTAGCTGTAAATCCCAGTCGTAATACATCACTAAAGTGTTCATAAATTTTTTTATAAGACGCTGCAAGCGAATGATGGTTTTCATCTGTGATTATTAAATCAGGTTTAATTGTTTTTTCTAACCTTCTAACAATTGTTTGAACCATTCCGAAATTAACTAAGTTTAGATTTACGCCGTTACTGGTAAATGTCTTTCGTATCTGCTCAACTAACTCCTTCCTGTGGACTAAAAAGAGTACACGTTTACCTTTTTCGGTTGTCATTCTTGCAATCTCTGCGATAATGACAGATTTGCCGGATCCACAAGGAGCGACAACACAAGGTGTTTTAAATCCATCAATGTAAGATTTCCTTGTTTTATCCACTAGTATTTTTTGGTAGTTATGGAGTTTGAACATTTGTTTCATTTCCTCTATCCATCAATTCCTCTTGCAAGCAAAACTTCCGTTCGTCCACCTGATTTTTAGCGAAAACAGCATCCGTCGATTGTAAATAAAAACCACGTTTTTCCGTTTTAGCATTATAAACTAACCGCCCAACTACATCGCATAACCCCATAAAATTCATAATTATTTTCTTACTAATCTGTGGATAGGCTCTGTTAAATTGTTGACCATCCTCTGTCGTCCACAAGTCTGTTGTCTCCCATGCCGTTATAACTAAATTTTTGCCTAATGTTTTTAAAAATCTGATTGAGTCTACTAAAAAGAACTGCATCATCTGATAATTTCCCTGAGAAGGTACTCGATTATTTTTACCATCTCTGCCTAAATTAGCTAACATACATCTTTCTAACTCAGAAACATTGTCCAGGACTATATTGTCGTACTTGCTAAGATCATCTTTAGATAACTCTTTAACTAATTCCGCCCAAGCTGTCCAAGTTTTTTGATTATCCACATAGGAAATATCTATGTTTTGGCAACCCTTTAAAACGTGGCTTGTCCTATCGACATCTAATACAAGTGTTTTACCTGGTAAAAATTTAATTGTGGTAGTCTTACCCATGCCAGGAGCGCCATAAATTAAATATGTTCTATTGATCGTTTCGATACTTTCGGCACTTATTGTTTTAACCATATGTTTTCACCTCCCATTTAATTAACGATTAACTCACTACCCTTAACGACTGTAGCTGTAAATAATTGACCTTGTATTTTATCAAAATCAGTGATACTCTCCGCGTTGTCAATAAAAGTAGGATATGCAGTGTCAGTGACACTTTTTATAAAACTAGACACCTCTAAACCTAATCTTATACGTTCTGAGTGTGATAACACCTCAATCGGTTTTTCGTCGTACAATAGCTTAAATTTAGGCTTCATTTCGCCTGTCGTTTTTGTAATTTCAAATAATTGGATAGAAACTTTATTAAAGTGTTTGTTAATCTGACC